TGAAAAAGCATCCTGGTGCTACTACTTCTTACAATTTAAATCCAACAATAGATACCACACTTGGTATTACAACAGTATCTCTGGGATCTTCTGTCACAAAAAACTTAGATCCTGGTAGATACTATTATGATATATTTTTAATTTCCCCAGCAGGAAAAAGAACCAAAAGATTTGAGGGAAATGCAATAGTAAATGGATCTGCGACTCTTCCTTCATAATAAATATTTAAAATCAAAATGATGGAAAAAAGATCTGACGCAGAATTTATGTCTAAAAAAATAAAATCTCCAAAAGAATTATTTGAAGAAAAAAGATTAGATCTTTTGGATGAATTAGAATGCCAAAAAATAATTGAAGATAATAATGCAAATAATAAAAAATTATTAAGTCCAAAACTTTTATTCAATGATATAAAAATTGCGAAAGAAGTAGAAGTAGTTTTAGAAGACGACTATATTAAAGAAGAACCTGAGAAGAAAAATATAGAAGAATTGGTCTATAATATATCAAGTAACATAGATCAAATAAGAGAAAATATTGTAAGTACTGCAAAATACGATAGTAAAATTGATGAATTAAAATCTTATATTGATAGAATTAAAGAAGATAAATTTGATGCAACTTACATCTACAAAAATCTTTTTATCTTAAGAGAAGAGATTGACGGTATCAGGTCTGAAATTCCAAAGATACCTGAACCAATCCTTTATGATGAGGATTTAGATCAACTTAGAAATGTAATTGTAGAAGTTAAGAATTCAATTCCAGTAGTTCCTGAAATCAAATATTATGATAGAGAGCTTGAAGAACTTCTGACTACAATTGATTCTATTAAGAATCAGATTGAGAGTCTTCCTGAAGTAAAGTGTTATGATGAGCAGATTAGTAAGATTGAGCAAAGACTTGCGGAAGTTAATGCTTCAATTCCTGTAGTTCCTGAGATTAAGTATTATGATGAAAATATAATTCATCTCCATGAGAAGATAGATCAAGTAAACTCAAGTATTCCAACAATTCCTGAGTTTCCGGAAGTTAGGTATTATGATGATCAAATTGTTGAGATTGAGAGTAAGATTGGCGAATTAAAGGAATCTATCAATCTTCTTCCCGAACCAAAGTATTATGATGAAGAACTTAATATCATCAGTCAAAAGATTGTTGAGATTAAGAATTCAATTCCGGAACTGCAGGTATTGCCTGAGGTAAAATGCTATGATGAGGAAATAGAATCATTAAAGAGTAACTTTGATAGTCTATCTAAGAAAGTAATTTCTGCAAAGAAAACTGATAAGAAAGAGTTGGAAAAACTCTATGAAAATTATCAGAAAAGTAATGCACTTTTAAATGATAAGATTAAGCATTTGGAAGAAATCTTTGAGCACTTTAATGAGTCTCAAAAAGAATATCTTCAAGAAACTATTACAGAACCTCCACAAACTGACAATAAAGATCCTTTGACCCCATTGGATCAGAATTTTGTTACGTTTAAACAACTTCAAGAACATTACAGAACATTTATCAATAGAATTCAACATCAGTTGTCTACTCTTGGTGGTGGCGGAGAAACACAACTTAAATATCTGGATGATGTTGTTGGTATTGCAACAAATCCATCTGCGTATAATGGTAAGTTTCTGAAATATGATCATCCTTCACGTAAGTTTGTATTTGAAACTGTTGTAGGTGGTGGTGGAGGCGGTGGTGCTGATCTTGATGCTTTTTCTGTAACAGTAGGTTCTCCAGGAACAGCAAATCTTTCTTATGATGATACCACTGGTGTTTTCACTTACACTCCACCCAATTTGGTTGGATATGTCACCGAAACTTATGTAAACAATCTTGTTTCCATATCTACATTCTCTGGAAACTACAATGATCTTACCAACACACCAGTAGGATTAAGTTCTTTCTCAAATGATTTGGGATTTATTACTGCTGCATCTCTTGTTGGTCACGCAACAGAAGGTTACGTTTTACAGCACGTTGCAGTATCTACATTCTCCGGAAACTACAACGATCTTACCAACACACCAGTAGGATTAAGTTCATTTAGTAATGATGTAGGATTTGTAACTTCTAGTATTGTTGTAGGATATGCAACAGAAGGATATGTAAACAACTTAGTTTCCATATCTACATTCTCGGGTGACTATAACGACCTTGTAAACACACCAACTTCATTAAGTTCATTTAGTAATGATGTTGGTTTTGTAACTTCTAGTGTAGTTACAGGATATGCAACAGAAGGATATGTAAACAACTTAGTTTCTATATCCACATTCTCGGGAGACTATGGAGACTTAACGAATACTCCAACGGCATTAAGTTCTTTCTCAAATGACGTAGGATTTGTAACATCTAGTATTGTGGTTGGTTATGCAACAGAAGGATATGTAAACAACTTAGTTTCTATATCCACATTCTCTGGTGACTATACTGATTTGACAAATGCACCAACGGGGTTAAGTGCCTTTGTCGATGATGTTGGATATGCCACCGTTGCTGGTGGTTCTATGAATCTTTCTGACATTCTTGGAATAGGAACAGCAGTAACTCAATTATCGACTCTTACCACATCCACAATAGATTCATTCCCAATATCAACATATAGATCTGCTAGATACCAAGTTCAAATATCACAAGGAAATGATTATCAATGTACGGATTTGTTAGTCATTCACAATGATTCTACTGCAAGTTTGGTTGAGAGTGGATCTGTTGCAACCAATAACTATCTTGCCACATTCTCAACAACAATAAGTGGGTCAAATTTACTTTTACAAGTTGATATGGCAAATGCAACATCAGCAGAAATAAAGGTTGTAAAATATGCAGTTACTGTATAATTTGACTTTTTTCTTATTTTGTTTTATAATTTAATTTTGGAGGAATAGTATGGCAACACGTACATATGTAAGTACCAAAGGTGACACTTGGGAATGGGAAGAAACTCCCGAATCTGTGAAAGCACTTGAGATCTATTGGCACAATGTAGAACTAAACAAAGAGAAAACTGAAAGTTAATGACACTCTCAAAGAATACACTTGACCATTTACTTGATGCAGAATCTGCACTCAGGTCTGCAATCAAATCAGCTGCAACAAATGAAAAACCTTTGGTGATTCAACAAATCTCAAAGGTTCTTTATGATATTGAAAAACTGAAAAAGTTTGAAAACATTTTAGATATGCTTGAAGACAGAAAACCAGGCAGCAGTGGAAACTTTGGACCATTCTTTACTGATTAAGATATTTTAACCAATCCCAAAGAAAACATTAAGAATGCTAAGTTCTGCATTAAATACTGATAGAATGTTAGGGTATTCTGACACAACCATGACAATTACTCCTCCTAGCGGCAAAACAAAATTATCAGAAGAAGAGTGGAATGAATTGGTTGCACTTAAGGATGCAATCAATCAATATCCTCAGGCAGTTTGCCCTTCACGAATGGAAAGGTTTACTGAGTATTTGGTGCGAAGTATGAAAGAAAAAGGTGGTTAATTAAAAATAAATATAAGAAACAAAAAGACAAATGGAAAACATCGACAAACATATTGAAAAGGATCAATCTATCCTTGACAATCCAATGATTTCTGCACAGTCTCGCAGGCATACTGAAGAGGAATTAGAAGCTCTTAAAGAATACAAAAAGAATCATCCAAATGATGACCACGATCCAACTCCATTAGAACTTTATTGTGATGCAAACCCCGATGCACTTGAATGTAGAGTTTATGATGACTGAGCCACTTAAAGTGTCCTAATTGTGTAGAGTTCAATGAGCATTCTTCTTGCTTGCATGATATACCTAGGAATTGTGTCAGTAACGTCACTAATCCTAGGTTTTTATTTTAAGAAAATTAGACCAAATGATGAAAGAAAATTTGAACAAAGAACAACCGACAGATTCCGAAATTGAATTTTGGAAAATGATTGAAGAAGAAGCTTCAAAACTACAAGTCTCTGAACCCTATTATCTTGAAGAATTTTACAATCTCTGATATAATCACTAAGTAATTTTTATTCGATAATGGCACAAAAGTATTTGTATCTTGTTAATTACTGGGTTCCTTTTCCAAGTTCTGAGTATGGAGGATTGATTGCAGTTGTTGCTGAGAATGACAATCAATGTCACGATGTTTTGATTGATTGGCGTGATGAATGTGAGAGTTCTTATGATGATCGGATTCAGGAAAATGTTTATCGAGCAACACGTTTGGAATTAAGTAATGAAGCGAACGAAGAAATCGGAATCGTTGATTCTTTCCTTACCTGAATCATTCAAACACACAGCACCAGAGGGTTACAGTTATGAAGTTGAAGAATTTAAACGCAACATCATTGCTATTTGGATTCGCAATCATTATAAATTTGTTTACAACGATGGTGCTAGTGCGCGAAGTATTTGGGGATTCTTCAACACCAAAACCGAATCCTATCACGCCCCTATTAACTCCTCCAAGTGCGGAGATTCGGTAGAGTTTGGGAATACTTCTCCATACTCAGCTATGAAACCAAAACTAACTCCACTTGAACTTGCATATGTATGAACCAAAAGTAAATGACTATGTTCTGTGGAAACAGAGTGTTGGTGTTGACATTGAAGGATGGATTTACTTCAAATGTAAAGATTATCTCACCATTGAAATCAATGTAAAACCAAAACCTGAAGAAGATCTAGTACATTCAGGATTACATCGAAATGAAAGAACCCTGATTCTCTGTTACAATCAATCATGGAAAGACTTAAAATTTGTTAAGTCTAGGGAATCAGTCTACGATAAGGTAAACTGAGCCACTTAAAGTGTACCAACAGTGTAAGGAACAAACGAAACTATGAATCCTTTCGACGACATTCAAATTGAAGAGCTTGAAAACTTTGATTACATCTCCGATGATGATTTTGCCGAACTCTATGAAGATGCTAGCAATTTCAATCTGAATGATTACATCAACGGAAACTACGATTACTAAAATGCCACTCTCCAATCAAACAGTTTCTAACATTGCTGATGCTCTGAAGAATGATGTTTTGGAACACATCTATGCAAATGAGACCTATGCCTCTATGATGCAACAACTAGTGTGTGAGGCACTTGATGCTACGATGGGTGAAATGGACGATGATCTCTATTTCGACCTTGCAATGGTTCTCTTTGATCGTATCGAACTCAAATGAAAACCTCCTACATCTTTCTTGCATTCATAGGCATTCTGATGTATAATGCCTTTCTTGCAAACCGAGATAGTAAAATGCTTGAGGCATATGATAAAATCTGTGCCGAACAAATTTCTAACCCTAACTGTATCTACGCAAAATGACTCCTGACACTCTGAACTTTAATGGCGATGCTACCACCATCCTTGGTTTTGTTGGTGTTCTTTCAACGCTTCTCATTGTTGTTACTTGCTTCCGTTCATACTGGCGCAGTCCTTACAATGTTCGAGTGAATACCAACAAAGAAGATAACTGAGCCACTTAAACTGTTCTAGTATTACAATCACCAAACAACAATGACCGACACTGTTAATGTTCTGCCTCACATGTTTGAACTTCGTGATGCTTGGAGGAAACAAAATTTCAAGTACACTAAAGAACAACAAGAGCAATATGATATGCTTGTTGTAGCACGACGTGAACGAGTTAAGTATTTTTATGATGAGGGACTTGTTGCAAGTCCGAGGAAAGAAAAGAAAACTGAAGATTGAACCAGTTGAGGGGCTGTCCACAGTCCCTCTCTTTTTTGCTTGTGATGAATTAGGATTTATAAATAATAAGAAATCTCTCTTATTCTGATGAAGACCTTCTCTCAATTTTGTGCCGAAGCATATGATGCTGATGTAATGGGTTCTTCCCAAATTAGAAAAACTGGGGAAGGTGGAAGAGTAGGATCTGACAGGAGACTGTCTGATGCAGAAACTAGAAGAAGAAAGAGAGTTGGTGGTGGTAAAACGGAACCAGCAAAAAGATATAGTGACCGCAAAGATATTGGAACCCAAAGATCAAGTTCTGAAAGACAGCAACAACCAACACAGGAAAGAGGTTCTGCTGAGGTTAAGCAATCATATGCAGATAAAGTAAAGGCAGAAAGAAGAGCTGCAGCAAGAAAAAGAGCAGCGGAAAAGGCATCTGGAGGAACTGCATCAACTTCTTCAAAACCAAAATCACGCGATTTAGATAAAGAAGGAAGTAAACTCCTTTCTAAGAAGAAACCAGCTCCTGAAAGAGAGAAGCAGGTAAAGATGACAAAAGGTGAATATACTAGAGATGAGAAGAGAAGAATTAAGAGAGAAGGTAGAAGAAAACTGAGAGATTTGGTTCTTCAATCAACAGGCAAAAAGAAAGAGAGTGAACTGAAGAACAAGTACACATCATCTGGCGACGAGAGCTGAAACTGAGCCACTTAAAGTGTCCCAGTAGTAGATACGGAACACTTAATGATCATCTCTGAAAAAACTATCATCTCCCAAGGATTTCCCATCACTGTTACCACTGTTGATGGATTGGATCGCATTGAGATTAACAACAAACTGCACGCCTTGAATGTTGAAATGGATAAACTAAAAGCAAAGCAGATTGCTCTGATTGAAATGCGAAATGCAATGGATCGCAAACTGGAAATGGATCAGATGGGCGACGATCTCTTCGATGAACTGTTCGGTGGTTGATAACAACTGAGCCACTTAAACTGTCCTTATAGTATAATCACACACAAAACAATGGCAACCCGCTCCCGCATTGGTATCGAACTCAAAGACGGTTCTATTCTTTCTGCTTATCACCACTATGATGGTTATCCTGAGTGGTTGGGTCGTATTCTCATCACACACTACAACACTAAGGATAAAGTATCCGAACTGATTGACGGTGGTGATATGAGTTCTTGCTGGTCTAATCGCACTTGGGAGGGTAAACTTCCTGTGGGTCAATATGCTCCTGAGTATTATTCTCAACGGGCATCAGATACTCCTCCACGCCTTGATGCTGACCTTGCAGAGTATTTGCTGCCCGATAACAGCGAAGAGTTTGCATATGTCTTCCGCAATGGTGAATGGGTATGTTATGATATGCACCAGTTTGATGATAGAAAACCGCTGCCTGAGGTTGTTGAGATTCCCAGCAGCGCACTTGCTGTTTGAGAGTCATCTGGAAGGCGCTACAATGCCTTCCTTTCATATTTTAGGACTCATCCTACATTTACACATTTAATTGGGTGTGTTAGGATTACTGAGCCACTTAAAGTGTCCCTATAGTATAAGCGATTGATTAAATGATTCCACTTCTTCGCCCACATCAGCAACGCGGTGTTGATGCAATGGTTGCCCATATGAAGGGGCAGTTGATTATGCCTACTGGTGCAGGCAAGACTCTCACAATGATTACTGATGCTAAGGCACAGATTGACAACATTGGTGCCACCACCATTGTTGTTGTTTGCCCTCGTATTTTGCTTGCAGAGCAACTCTGTAGCGAATTTCTTGAGGTTATCGACACCAAGAATGTGCACGTAATGCACGCTCACAGTGGTGAAACTTCTCACTTCAGCAGCACCAACCCCAAGCAAATTCATATGTTTGCTAATGTTGCCCGCACGGCTGGTGATGCTTGCATTATCTTCACGACCTACAATTCTCTTGATCGTTTGCGTCAAGCAGACATCGAAGTGAACACCATTTACTTTGATGAGGCACACAATTCTGTAAAGCGTAACTTCTTTGCTCCTACAGAGTTCTTCTCTGGCGATGCAGAACGTTGCTACTTCTTTACTGCAACCCGCAAGACTTCTGTCACTATCAACAAACCTGGTATGAACGATGTTGAGGTTTATGGTGACATTATTTGTCGCGTTTCTGCACCTGAACTGGTGGAGGGTGGTTACATCATTCCTCCTAAGATTCAGGCAAAGAAGTTTGACATTCACAAGGCAAAACAAATCAATCCTAACATTGATTGTGCCAATGTTTTGGACACGATTGATGACACTGACACCAAGAAGATTCTTGTTTGTGTTAAGACTAGCAAGCAACTGATGAACCTGATGGGATTCACTGATTTTGCTTCTGAATTACAACAACGTGGTTACTCTTATCTCTACATCACTAGCAAGACTGGTGCTGTAATTGACGGCAAGAAAGCTAACCGAGAGGAGTTCTTCAACACTCTCAATGCTTGGGGTAAAGATCCTAGCAAGAAGTTTGTTGTTCTTCACCGTTCTATTCTCTCTGAGGGTATCAACGTGAGCGAATTGGAGACTGTTGTTTTCCTTCGCAATATGGACACCATCGAAATGGTTCAAACCATCGGCCGTGTCCTGCGTTTGGGTAGCGATACCAAGAAGTTTGGTCTTTGTGTTGTACCTGTGTATTCCCAGGTTGGTATCAGCACCGAGCGAGCATTGCAGAACGTTGTTGATACCGTATTTCATAAAGGTGAGATGTTGGATTCTGTTGTGCGGAGGTGATTGAAATGACACAACTATATAAATAAATCAGTTGTGTCATTCTTATGAGTAAGAACACTGGTGCAGATTGGCACCGAAACAAATACCAAAATGATGAAACTTACAGGGAGGAAAAACTTGAAAGGAACAGTGAATGGGCAAAGAAAAATAGAGCTTACAAGACAGAAAAACTCAGAGAACTTCGCAAGAAAAAGAGGCAGCAACTTGTTGAGCATCTGGGTGGAGTCTGTGTAGGGTGTAGAACGACAGAAAACCTTCAGTTTGACCACATCAACCGAGCAGACAAAGCATACACTATTGGAAAAATCATCGACTGGGATATGTCTAGAATTATTCCAGAAGTTGAGAAATGCCAATTACTCTGCAAGGAGTGTCATCGTATCAAACCAGAGCAAATCACGACAATGCAGAACTCTTGAAAGAATGCACTCTAGAGAGTATAGTGGATGATGGAAAAACCATCACCATCATCTACAGGCGGTGAGTCTCACCCAAGACTCAAGTGGCCATCAGGGGTAAAACCCCGATTTTTTTGCAATTTCACTGCACAGACCCTATGGGGCATCCGCCCCAACAAAAATCACGATTTTTTTGAAAGTATCATGAACCAACCAACTAATTCAAGCATTCTTGACTCAAACCCACCCCAAAATGGATTTATTGTTGATGGTGGAATCTATGCAGCAGTTCCTTACTGTAACCGATTGATGATCATTCACAATGGCAAGCAGCTTAAAGTGTGCACAACGGAGGAATCTGCCCGCAAGTTTATTCAAAAACATCGTAGAGGTAAGAGTGTTGCTAAACTTCCGATTGATTGATGATACTGAGCCACTTAAAGTGTTGTAGTAGTACAAGGAACAAACTTGCAATGACTCTCACAACTATTCAAACTTTTGCTAAATTGAAAGTAACTGATTTCTCTGCATATGCCAAACCTGGCAAGAACAAAGGTTCTCGCGGACAACTGATTGAAACTGCTCTGGGCATTCCTAACAGCTCCAACCTCAAAGATCTTGTGGACGGTGAACTTAAGACGTTCACGGTTGGTGAATCTATTGCTGTGACACAGTTAAAGCACTGCCTTAGCGAAATTATTGAGGATAATGTTCCTTTCGCTGAAAGTAAAGTTGCTGAGAAACTCAATCAGACCATCTACGTTGGTTTCACTCGCACCAACGATTATGTGGGAACTGAACTTCTAAATTCAGAAACTCATTCTGAGCACTATCGGGAACTGAAAGAGGATTACGAATTCATTTGTAACCATATTCGCACGGCATTTGATGAGGAAAGTGAATTGAATACCATCACTGGCCCTAACGGATTGCTTCAGATTCGCACCAAAGCATCTAAAACCAACGGTCACTATGTTCCTCTGAAATTTGCAGGTGTGACTCTTAAGGATAAGGGAATGGCATTTTATCTTTGTGGTCAATTTGGACGCAATCTTTTCTGATAGTTGACAACTAACTGAAAATAGTTTATACTAAATAAGTTCAGTCAAAACAAATCTATACCCGTTTTGACACTCCAAATCTATACACGGAGAAAATCTATGTTGACTCAAACTCTTATCGAGCAAATTGTGCTGCTCGCAAAACAAATACACGAAAATGGAGAATCCTCTAACCATGTAAATCTCCCTTTCTATAATGGATTGGTTGAGAAAAGAGGCACTTCTTACAGCAAAGTTTTAGACCCAGTTTCACTTCAAAGAAATAGCGAAGACAGGGCAGAAGGTGATGTTTATCGAACTTACTTCTTACAGAAAGATGAGAATGGAAGATATGTTCTTTATAATCATGACACAGCAAATCGTGAAAATATGATAGTGGTTTCAACCACTGATTTTGTAGATAATTTTGGCAATACTTTTAAAGCATGGACACCTAAGCAGATGAATGGTAACACTCTTATTGTTACCCTATGCAAACTTCTTAATGGTGAGTTAGATATTCCAAAGGATTATCTTCTCTCAGATTGTGTTCCTGAGGCAGAATCAACACTTCGATATGAAATTGTTCTAATTTCTAGCAACGATGAATATAATCGAATTTATCGTACCATTGATCATACTGCATCTGGTAAATCTAAGAACGATAACTATACCTCTGTTCTGAATGGTTTCGGTTACTTAAATGCAACAACTGGACAATCAAATTTAACTCCATGGTTGCTAAATGACATGGACGGACCTATCAGTTTGATTGACAATAATACTGTTCCTAAAGATGTAGATACAATGACAGATGTCGTGAAACCATATCTACCTGTTTTTGAAAATGTACCTGCAATAACTTCTCAAATTATCAACAACGGGTCAACGTATAGCAAAATCTATCGTGCTCTCTGTGTTGACATGACAGCAGCATATATGAATGGTAAGGCACCATATTTTAATCAGTTTTTGAATCAACTTATTTCTGAGATTAAAATCATCAAAGATAGTAATGTTGAAGATTATTGGCAAGACAAATTGTTTGGTAGAAACAAAGTTCGCAATGGTTCTACAATCAACTGGCAAGGAGAAAAGAATTTTTCTTCCTGGATTCGTAATCGTGCCGCAGATGTTTGGAAACTACGATTGACTGCCATTGATTGGATTTTGTGGGAACTCTTTTACATTGAAAGAGATGCTGGTAAAAATGCAGATGTCTGTGACCATAACATCTATGTTAATGGTGGTGCTAACATTTTGGGCTCTAAAAATAGAAATGAGCACATGTATAAGGAACTGAATTTCCTGCGTCTGGTGTTCATTTATGCTATGCAGAATGGACTTAAAAAATCTTTTACACTTGAAGATTTGAATGAATGGTGCGATAATACTAATGAGTTTGAGTATCCAAGAAATTGTTATCTTTCTTCTGCTAGTGATCTTATTAAACTTGGTAGTATCAAGAAAACAGGAACACATACTACACTCCGTGTTATTCTAAAAAATTATTTGTATGCATAAACCCTTTCTAAAGTGGGCAGGAAACAAATATAGAGTCCTTCCCCATCTTACTCCCCATATTGGTAGTCCAAAGCGTTATTGTGAACCCTTTGGTGGGAGCCTTGCTGTTGCACTGAACACATCAGCAGAGCAGTATATTCTCAATGATGTGAATAAAGATTTGGTGGCAATTTATCAGAATTTGTTAGATCCAAATGAGGATAGTTTTATTCAGTATTGTAAAGAACTGTTCATTCCAGAGAATAATACTAAAGAGTCATATCTTGATTTGAGAGAACACTTCAATCAATCAACAGATTCTAAAGAAAGGGCAAGACTATTCATCTATTTGAATCGCCACTGCTTTAATGGACTGTCAAGATACAATAAAAATGGTGGATTTAATGTTCCTTTTGGTAAATATGAAAAACCAACTTGTCCATCTGAAGAGATGATGAAATTTAGGATGTATTTCCTCACCAAACAATTGGTGCGGTTCACATCACTTTCATTTGAAGATTTATCTCTTTATGAAGATTTGGAAGCAGGTGATGTTGTCTATTTTGACCCACCATATGTTCCTGCATCTGATACATCAAACTTCACAAGCTATGCGACTGATGGGTTTACATCAGACCAGCAGGTTAAACTAGCACAACTTGCAGAATCTCTTGCTGCAAAGGGTATTAAAGTGATTGTATCTAATAATGACGTTTCCATCACCAGAGAACTATACAAAAATGCCACAATCTATCCAATTCAAGTGTCTAGAACTATTGCAGCAAATGGTGGAAGTAGAAAGAAAGCAAATGAATTGATTGCTGTCTACTGAGCCCCTTAAAGTGTTCCAGTAGTGTGAGGAGCACACTGCTCCCACAAAAACTATTAAACTTTTGAAATGATGAACGACAAAATCGCACAAATCAAGACCTTCGTCAATGAGAATGTTACCAACGATGTTCTCAAAAAAGTTGGAATCTCCGCAACTATTCTCTTTGTTGTAATTGTTGCACAACTGATAATTCATGAGGTTGTGATGGTTGTGGATGCAATTCCTGTGTTCAATGGTATAATGCAACTTGTTGGACTTTTCACTTTGATTAATTTTGTTCGCAACAATCTTCTGACTCCCGAACAGCGTCAAGAGTTTGTTGGTAAAGTTCAAAATACTTACAACGACATTGTTGAGTGATATAAATAATGATGCTTATGTGTCGCAACTAAGCAAAGAGAATGGGGGCAGAAATGCCCCTTTTCTTGTATAAATAATACTGCGACACATAAAGCAGAATGAATAAAGTAAGCGTTCAATCGTTGAACGAATGTTTCAACGTATCTGGAAAAGATTTCATCTTGATGGAAGATGATTATGAGCTATTGTCACCACAAGAAATGAATATACCACCTCCAAATAAAGGTAAGATTTGGATAACAAATGGAACAGATAATAAGATGGTCAAATGTGATGAAATCCCAGATGGTTGGTATAGAGGACGGGTGAATGTTCATAGTGAAGAGGGTAAAAAGGCAAACCTAAAACAACTAAAAGAAAATAATCCTAACGCAAAGACTTATAAGATAATTTTTAGAGATGGGACAGAAGAAATTGTAAAGCAGTTATCAACTTGGGCACGCAATAAGGGTCACACATATAGTAATATTAAAGCAATAGTTCATCGGACAAAGTATAAGAAAGAAAAGCAATATGAATGCTACAATTCTTCCACCTATTACATTAAAGAGATTGTTTCTATCTGAGCCCCTTAAAGTGTCCTAGTAGTGTAGCGATGGTAAATTGATGGCACAAAATATCCACCTTGAACACGTAGAAGATTCTATCCTAACGGGTGACCTTTCGGTTCTTGATTGGTTCTCGGACCCTGATTCTATCATCAGCACAAAAATTGATGGGAGTCCTAGCTTGGTTTGGGGAACAAATCCTGCAAATGGGAAATGGTTTGTGGCTACAAAAAGTGCCTTTAACAAAGTAAAAATCAAGATTGCACATTCTCATCGGGAGATTGATAAGTTCTATGAGGGTAGAGTTGCAGATATTCTGCATCTTTGCTTTAAGTATCTTCCTCGCACCAAAACTATTGTCCAAGGTGATTGGATT